CTGCCCTTAATAAAAGGTTTTCCGCTTCAAGAAGGGTTACTCTTTTCTCTAAAAACCGTATCCTAACTTCTAGTCTAGTAATCTGGTCATGTCTGTCATCACTTACAAGCTGCAGATTCTCTATTCGGTTATCGTCTTTAATACTATTCTTATGATGCACAATTTCCCATAACTGGAGATTTCTACCCAAGTGTTTTGCCATGACTAAACGATGCTCCATAACATAGTTCTTGCTATCAACCATAGGAAAAAAGAAGTCGTCAGGTTGAAGTTTAATTTGAATATAGCCAGTTGAACTTCTTATTTTGCCACCTTTCCAATTAGGGTGTTCAGCACCCCGTCCCGCCCATGCTACACTAACATTGTGAGTCTTAGTATGACATTGAAGACAAATCTTACTAATCGGTTTCCCTTTCTTTAACTTGACCCATCGTAAATTACCACATAGTAAACAGCCCGTGTAAATATATTTATTATGGTATCTCCCCTTAAAACCAAGTTCTCCTGCATTTGTAATGTCTCCAAGTTGTGGCATCTTATCTTCCCCCCCTTGCTACCGTTTCCGTGGGTTCTCCTCTTATAGCCTTCTTTCGTTTCGCCATGACCTGCGCGATTATATCCTCTGGGATTTCTCTTTGCTCCCCGCCTATCTGAATTCCAGTAGATTCAGCCTTTCTCATCATACCTGCTTCACCTTCAGCCATTGCTTGCTCAAGTAATCTGGCTGCTTCTTCACCTTCCTTTGCCCTGACTGCTTTAAGAGCTATAATCCTTTGAATTGCTGGGTGTTTAGTCAAACTCTCAGCCTGTAGTCTTGTCAATTCCTTTTCAGGATTATCGATTAACGGACTTAGCTCTAGCTCCGTCTCTAACGACATACCACCGCCAGCTCTCAGTCTATCCAATGCTAATGCCATTTCCGCCATTTCCCTCTTAGAGGTTGATTCGAAGTCTACTTTTATTCTAAACGCTCCCTCGCAATCCTTAGCACTAAGCGTAACCGCCTCGTTCTCACTCCATAGAGGTAAATCCTCGCTCGATACATCACGAACAATATATCTAACCAACTCTAAAGCCCTGGCTGTCAATGTTTTTAGGTTTTCCAGAGCTACCCCGAATTGTAATCTAGCTTCGCCAATCATTAGTGCCATCGGATAACCAGCCTCAACACCACTAGGCACTTCACCTTTTAGCACCGATGACTGCACTTTATTTATCATAGCATCATTCAAACCTATTGCTTGAAGAATACCTGCCGGCAGATTTTGAGCTGCCCAGCTAACCTTGACTGCCTCACCTTCTCCACCATAAGTAACCATCCCAGGCTCCAGTTTCAACCCTCCCTCTCCAAACGATTCTCTCTCTTGCTCAGAGTGAGCCGTAGGCATCGATGCCCAAGAGACTGCCTTATCTAAATAAGCATGCCAGCGACACCCTTGCACGATTAGCTCCTCAGCCTCAAAAATTATGTTAATAGCCTTCTTCTCAGGCTCATTTTCGCTTGTTCTGCTGCCCCATCCAGAATAGACATGAACATAGGGAGTCTTATCATACGGATTATCCTCGAAAGGCTTTGCCCTAGAACTCTCGGTTACTACAGTGCCATCGGCAAGAAAGCACCGCTTAGCATCATTCCAATACTCAATAAAAACTACTATATCGGTATCCTTTTTCTTCGTCTTCCAATCAGGCCAGATATTTTTAATTTCACCGACATAGGCATTATAGACTTCAATCATCTCTAATGGTCGGCAGTCTATTTCCCCCCCGAACGGATAGCAATTCGAGGGAGCAGGACAAGTGAAAACTATAGGCAATCTCTCAATAAGGTATTCTTGTTTCCTGACCTTAAAATCATCATCGCTTTCATCCGTCTTTTTCTTCGGGATATTCTTCAGGGATTCCTCATCATAGACCACTTTAAGAAAAGCCTCGCCCTGTAGACCGATGTCCTTAGCTGCATAAGGCAAGGCTGGTTCGGTCTGATTCAACGAATGCTGAAGCACTGCCTGAAAGAACTCCTGCTGCTTCATTGCCTTCTTCTTGTATGCTAGAGTTTCTTTGAATGGAGTGACCTCTACAATAGGATTGGTTAATGGTAAATGAGACAAAAAGGTATCGACCATCTGGCGGGCAGTGGGTAACTTTACCTTCCTATACTCTTTATGAATTTCTACCTCATAGTTCAGGTCATAAAAGTCTTGAGCATTTTTCTGCATATCTCGCAGTTTCTTGAAGCGGTTGATAATCGTGCCGCTTCTTCCCCATTTCTGCCCGTTCGCACTTACGGCTCTTTTTAATTCTTCAACTGTCGTTATCGGCATCTTTACCTCACTTTAATTCCAAAATGGCGTCTGTCTTTCCTGTTCATACGAACCTCAGCTACTTTACCATCTTTATTCACAAATCGTATTAGTTTAGCAGGCGATGGAGTAAATTTCATATTGCCTCCTCTTATCTAGTGCATATAACTTACAGATAACCCTCTGCGTCTAGGTGCTAGTCCATATTTTCTCACTACTTCATAAATCAGAGCCTTGATAGCATCGCAGGACTTATCGTCTGGTTTACCATCCGCCTTCGTCCTCCACGAGCCTCGCCCTTCATCGGCAAAAGGAGACTTACAACCACCGAGCTCACTTATCAAACCCCTGCACTTGCTGTCGATATGTATTCTAACATTTTTATGAACAGGGTGTGGAATAAAGAACGACCTGATTCTCTCTATTCCCTCTTGTATTAAAATCCTTTTCGTCGCCAAAGTCAAGCCCGTCTTATCCCTCCATAACTTATAAACAGGTGCTTGGGCTTGATGTTGTTTAGCAGCTATATCTATTGCTCCTCCAACAATATTGGGATACCAGTGTTTATCTTCTACCATTTTAAGTATCTGACTTGTTTCTAAGCGTTGCTCATAAATCTCGTCGAATACATAAACTTCATCGTTGATATACTGGACAAACTCGACAGCATAAACACCTGGATAATACCCTGGGTCGACCCCGATATAAACTGGTTCGCCTTTAACATAAGGATAATGTCCCGTATGTAGACTGGTCTTGAACTCCGATAAAACCAAATCTTTCGGAACAGTAATTTTCCCACCATACCTCATCCCATACCTGTCCTCACCGAGAGTAGCTCTTTGTTGTAACAACTTCGGGTCATCTTCTCCCATAGGAAAGAGAACCTTATTTATCCAAGAAGGTAGACTATAAGATATTCCTCCATCAGGATTATCCGGCATTCCGTATTCCCTGGATTTTTCTACGAACCAATCCCCCATTACCTCAAGAGTTCCCGCAAGCACCATCCACCCGCCAGTTTCAACTAACCTGCCTTGTGTTACATCGAAGATTTCTTTCGATAACTGGGCTGCCTCGACCAAAATCGCACCGTCATAGGCAACGCCTGCAATCCGTTCTACATACTTGGCTGATTTAGTTTCGATAACAACAGGGGGTGCTCCTTCCCCTCTGGATAAGGTCAGAATACACTGGTCTCGGTTAGGATAATGGCAACCTTCGACGATGCCCATCTTGTGTGCCCACTCTACAAGATAACCGAACTCAGGACGGCATAATTCATAATCTGCTCCGATGATAGCGTAGCGAGTTCCTAACCAATAGCGAGTAAAAAGATAAAGAGCCGACACTGTGCTTTTACTAGCTCTCCAGCCACCCTTGATTTGAATTACCCGATGGTTATCCATCAAAATTTCTAGTTGCTCAGGATAAGGTTCTAACCCTATCTTTTGGCACAATGCCAGAATAGTCTGTTGGTTAGGCACTTGTTTCCATACCCTTCAGAAAATCAGGAAGCGGGGTTTTCTCCTCACACTCTTCAACTGGAGGGACAGGCGTTTTAGTTTTCTTCTCCAGCTCTAGTATTTCGCTGAGCAGTTTAGTTGCCTCTCTCTCTGCCCCGCCTACAGGCTTTTCGTAAGTTATTCCCTCGACCTTCGCTTCGAGTTCCTGTGAAGATATAATGCGACCTATTGCTAAAAGAGCTGTCCGATGCGCATAATCAGGTATCTTTTCCAGACTTTCCAACTCATCGTGAATCCGCCATGCTTTTTTCTGCACGAGCTCTATCTTGCCTAAAAGTTTCTTCCTACGGAATTTCAATGTTTCCTGTGTCTGTTTTGAAAACACCTGACTTATAAGTCCAAGCTGCTTTCTAACTTCGTTTCCCGAATACCCCAATTTTTTAACGAGGTCGACCTCGCTATATCCTTGATACCAAAGGTTAGCAATCTCAGCCTGCCGATTATCGAAGGCAAGCCTCCCAAGCTCAGCATCCTTTACAACTCTAACATTTTGCTCACGCAATTCCTTCTCTTTATCTTGAGTAATTCTCTTTTGCAGTGCCTTAGCCCTCGTGACTCCCTTCGGCTTCCTTCCTCGCTTATCCCAGTATTTCTTATGGCTGAGTGAAAGAGCCTTCTTGTGTGCATCCGTTCGGACATACTTCGGTTCACCCAGATATTCCTTTAACCTGCCTACGAGGTCTCTATCATTCCCCTCTATGCTTTCATCTGCCATTTCTACTCCCATGAATACCACATCCTCCCATCTATCCTTCGCATAAGACGACTTTTAACCTCCGGCGTCTCTTTAAGGTAATTCTCTACTCTCATTATAACGAACATCTCTTCACCATCACTCGTTACCGAATGCGTCCCCTTTTCCTCCAAAAACGTCCTCATCTGACCGGACGTCTTAATTCGCCCCCACTTTAGAATGTCAGACCATCTAATATGTGGCAACCCAGTCAGAGACTCCTTTTGCACTAGACGAGCCATCGTGGATACTTTGCCACCGCATATCGAGCAAAACCCCGTAGTCCCTACTTTCCCATTACGCCACTCGACTTCTCGTGGGTCTTTTATTTCAATCTTTTCGTGACACCTAACACACAATGCCGTAGCCATACTATTTCCGGGGGACATTGCCAGTGCCCGCTCTACTCCTCGCCTCGGAATAACAAAGACCAGCAGCCTGCTTCCTCGCCTCTTCTTCCGACCCAGGTCTTGAAGTTCCTATCTTACCGGTCTTTTTCCATTCACTCAAGGTCGTCTCTATACAGCTACTAACGGCTTCCTGAATGGCAGATTTACTCGACCTTCGGTTCAACCTCTCCGTAGCTCTCGGCATCTTTACCTCCTGCTTAGTTACTCATCAGCATCGAACACCAACAACAATCCATATGCCTCTTGATAAATAACTTAAAGCAACCTTCACCTCCTTTGTCCCAAGCCTCCTCAGCCTTGACAAGAAATAACCGATTCAGCCTGTTCGTGTCCTCTATAACTACCATGTTGATCGATTCATTAAGAGTTAATTTCATTTCCTTTCCTTTACACTACCATACCTACCCCTGTCTTGTCAACCCTGTCAGGGCAGTCCCTTTCTCACTCCAGTATCTCACCTTGCTTCGTAACTACCCTGTGTCCGAAATCCTTTGTCAGAACATCTATCGCTACTTTAGGATGCTGATTGATTAAGGAACGAGTCATACCAACCTTTTCACTCTCATTCATCTTCTGACGATATGGCTTCTGCCTATCATACTCAGACTGATAGGTATTCCAATTATTTACTTTTAGTATTCCATCCTCACGACTTATTCGGTTCTGTGCCTCACACTTCATTAAGGTTCTTTCTAATAACTTGAGCGAAACATTGAAATGACTGGCAATATACTGAATCGGTAATGGCTTCTTATCATTATCACAAATCAACCCACCTTTACTACATTCACCAGCTAATAATAGTAAATCAACCCAAGTCGCCCTCTCCTCCGGCTCTAATTCCCACCGAACACTCCCATGTAACATCCCTGTAATGTATAACTTAATCCAAGCCCTCCTCGAAGATCCTCTCATCTGATAATACCTCCTAAAGTTACTATTAGTCTATCACTTTGCACCGCACTTGTCAAGGGTTAATGTTGTAACTTTGACAGTCACCCCTCTATTCTATTCTCTTGTTGTAACCCCACCCCACTCCCTAACCTTACATAATCACCTAACTATCCAGACCTACTCCGCTGGGTATGAGTTGTAATACTTATACTTCAAGGTAAACACGTAATCCAGGGGGTTTTTCTAGGGATTTACTCACACTAAGCAAGGCATGCCTGTTGGTTCGCACTATAACTATTATGTAGGTTAATTCACGCCTGAAGGGGACTAACTACCACCATCTTATCGACCGGTAAGGTTTATCGATGTATGAAAAGTATGAAAAGTATGAA